ATACGCATTGCCACTTATGGCAACAGCATGAGCTTTGACAGTAAATGCCCGCATTGCGGCGAATCAAACACACACGAAGTTGATCTTGGAAGTACTTTGTCTAAATTGGAGACACCCGACTATGGTCAGATACTTAATTACAAAGATCTAAAAATTAAACTCAAACCGCAACATTACTTTAAAGCCAATCAAACTAATATGATGGAGTTTGAGGAACAAAAGTTAATTACTTTGATTAACAGCAGTGACCTAGATGCAGATGCTAAAGCTCAACAGATCACTGCCGGCGTAGAAAAGATGCTTAAATTAGGAATTCAAAGTTGTGCACACAGCACAGAGTACGTTGAATTAGCCGACGGTACCCGTGTTACTGACAGCGATTTTATTGACGAGTTTTATCAAAATTCCGAAAGCTCAGTAATTAAATTACTACGCGAAAAAGTTGCTGAATTTGTTGAAGTTGCCAAACCCAAAGGATTAACTTTAATTTGTCAAGGCTGTGCTAGTAGCTATCCTGTCGACTTAACCTTTGATTACTCAAATTTTTTCGGCAGCGGCTTTTAACCTTAAACACTGACGCAGAGGTCATAGCCTTCCTTGAAGGGCTAGATCGAGAGGTAAAAGCCATTAAAGATGAACTACTGCGTATGTGTTGGTATATGCGTGGTGGTATCACTTACGGAGAGATATTATACACCACGGTCAAAGAACGTGAGATAATTGGTGATATTATTAAAAGTAACTTAGAAATCACTAAGGAATCACGTATGCCATTCTTTTAAGACTAACTTCGTTAGTCTGTTACTTCGCTTGCGCTCGTAACCTTTTTTTATCTTACTGTTTAGTACTCTGTTTGAACTGTTTGTTTTTGCGATATTATCTAGATGTAGATCACAATTCGGCCCAACAGGCCGAAAAGTGAAAAAGAGGGTGCATTATCTGAGTGCTTTCCTCACACTAGCCAAAAGAGATTGCCTTACAGCACGGAAGCGGTCGCCCTGTACTCCCTACTCTAGATTCGATTGCGACGGTACACAAAATAAACCCTGGACTAGCAGATTTATTTGCGCATGGGTTGTATCTGTTCTACAGAGCCCAAATCGTTTAACACCTGACGTTAGTGTCTACCGTACAGTCCCAAGTTCTGCGGGTGTTCTTTCACACACACTCAATGGAAGTCGAGCTACCTCGACCAAACAACACTGTAATTATTATTATGCCTTAGTGGCTAATTGTTCTATTGCGGATTTATTATTTGACCAGAACGATTCAAAGTCTTGAATGATCCATGTGCCATGAGAGGGGGAGAGATAAGTGAGGTAGTTTGAGTTAAGGGCGAGACTGGGTGTCGGTTGAGTGGCTATAAAGCTGCCTTTGCGATTAAATTTCATAAACAACACATTGAAATCACCAGGTTCGGCTACTTCAAGTAATTGTCCTAACCATTTTTCTAACATAGGCACTGAGCCTTGATAAAGTTGGTGAAATGGAAAATCTGCGTAATTTTTTGCTTCGGCGTTAAAATGAATCCATGTTTCGGGCGGAATAATATCGCCCTTAAAGCCTTTGATTTGACTGCTGTCAAGTTGAGCTTTACGATATACATTAGTGCCACCAATGTAGGCACCACTGTGCGGAACACGAATAAAGGACGCAGAATGTTGTTCGGACAGATATTTTGCTACTGTACGTTCCCAACTGTTTCCTTTTTTCTTGCTTTTTGATCCGCTCATTGATTACCTTGCGTTTTACTTAGTGTGTTTGTCTGTGTCATTAAAAATATTTAAATCCGAACAGGGTGGGTGGCCACCGTGATATTTTATTTTAATATACTTTATTATTATAATGTTCATCCCTGTTCGAATTTAATCTTTACTATTTGCAACGGCCAACGATGAAAGATCTTCTTGTAGCTCGTCGCCTTCGTATCTGGTATAACCGTTTTCTTTGACTACTTTTAGAATATTATCTACACGGCCTACCAGTTCATCTCTATGACTAATCAAGAAAATACTTTTCTTAGCATTACGAGATGTATGTTTAAGCACTGATAATACATTCTCTACACCGTAGGCGTCGAGGCCGTTGTCCAACAATTCGTCAATTAAGAACAAATTAATCTTGTTGTACAAACTTTCCCAGATATCTCTAAACGAAAGATTTAGTGCAATAATCACTCGAGTTCTTTCGCCACGGCTTAGATTGTCAAAGTCTAAATCTCTACCAAGCTCAGTTATACTTACCGATAAGTCGTTCAAAAAGGCCACTTGATGCGGTAATCCAATTTTTTCCAGATAATAACTAAGTCTGGTGTTTAGATAACTTAAATTCTGATCAATAATCTTTTTACGAATAAAACTGTCTTTGTTGGTCAACAACTTTAACAAAAATTCTTCGTGCTCTTTGATGTTAGTCAGGCGATTAATTTCGTCATAGCTAATTTCTTCAAGAGCTGTTTTAGTCATGTCTTCGATCTGTTCAGCATAAGGATCAACTTCGGCTAGTTTGGACTGCAAAGAATTATGCAAGTTAGCTAAAGTTGCACGATGTTCTACTGCATCGCTTTCTTTGTCGTAGAATACCTGTGGACATGTGCCTAGTTCGCCGAGATCTTGTAATTGTTGATCTAGTTCTGCACGTTGTTTTGCTAGCTCGACAGATTGATTTTGTGTGTCAGCCAAGTTCTTTTTGGCTGCGGTTAACAATTTTTCTTGTTTATCGTTGTGAAACGCTTGTCCACAACTATGACAAGTATGATTTTCCAAAGCTGTAATTTCTTTGGCAAACTGCTCAACTTCCTTTTGATTCCTGCGTTGATCTAATTCGCATTGTCTAATCAACCGATTAACTTCGTTGATTGCTTTTTGTTTGGTGTTGTACACATCAAGTGCACGGTGCGCAGCGATTTCTGCTTCAATGTCAATTTGATTTAATTGATCGTAGGCCAAACTTAGATTATCACATTCTTCCTTGTGCTTGTTAATCCATAAGGTTTGTCTTCGTTTAAGAGCTGCAATTTGTTCTTCAATGCGTTTATTGGCATCAATGGCAGCCTTAATACGAAATTCTTCCTGCTGTATGCTATCTTTACTGGCTCGTACACGTTCTTTAAGTGATTCGGCCTTTTCGCTGAGTAAAGTAATACCCAATAATTGTTCAATGATTTCTCGTTGTTCGTTGGCCTTAAGGCTTAAAAAAGGTTCGGTATAAGTGTTAAGAGCCACAATATGCTTGAACATGTCGTGGCTCATACCAGCTATTTTTGTAATTTCTGCTTGAGTTTCTCTGCTGTCGCCTTGGCTTTCATCTTCGACTTGCTGTTCAACGGAACCAACAAAAAACTTCATAATGTTAGGCTTGCGACCGCGTTCAATTCTGTAATCTATGCCATCCTTTTCGAAATCAATGGTTACTAACATATTTTTACCGTTAGTACGATTGATTAAGTTGTCTTTCTTGATATTGGTCAGTGCTTGACCATACATGCCGTAACTGATAATATTCAGCAGTGCACTTTTACCCGTACCATTACGAGCACCCGAATCGTCGCCGCCCAGGTCGAGATTTTCACCGAGTATTAAGGTGAGATCTGAGCGATCTAGATTTACACTTTGCGTTACATTACCAATGGATAAGAAATTTTTAGCAGTTACTGATTTGATACGAATCATTATAAGTTTTGATAAATTTCTAACAGCAGTCGATTATTATAGTGCTCGCTACTGATTGCAGTCAACTGACCCGACACGATTTGATCAACACTTTGAAAAGCAATGTTGCCTTGCGCAACCAAATTTTCAAATTCGGTATTGTGTTGGGGAATCAGCTTGATTTCTCTTAGTCCGTGTGAAGCCATAAATGTTTCTTTGATAAAACCTGCTTCTTCGTAACTGATGTCAATGTCTAAGTCAATGCGAGCATGCATGCCAGGTTTGAGCAGTTCGTCGGGTTTCTCTAACACAGCACTGAGCATATAAGTGCGATATCTAGGCTGATCCGGCCAAGTATGATACACAGGTTCTTTACCCCATTCGAGTATCATTAAGCCGCGCTCGTCGTCGCCAGCATCGGCATAATTGTGCGGAAAGCAGTTACCGATGTATGTAATATTTTTTTTGGTTTGTCGTTTGTGAAAATGTCCTGTGAATACGTGATCAAAGTTAACAAAGTCTTCGCGACGTATTTCGCCGTGGTCGGGCATTTCCACCATGGCATTCATCATGTAACCGGGCAGTTCAAAATGCCCAAACATGTACTTGCCTTTTAACTTAGCAACCTTTTTATGGTCGTCGCCCACAAGCCAAGGGGCAATAACCACATTACCACTGCTAAACCAATCGTTAACGATTTGGACTCGTCCGAGATGTCTTGCCCAATCCACGCTTTGTATATCGCGTTTGTCACGGTAATACAAATCGTGGTTGCCAGGAATGAAATAAACAACATCAAAATTGTCATTGAGGTACTCCAGAGCTCTGAGACTGTAATTTAAGGTTACAATATTTATTGAAGCTCTATTGTTGTGCCAATCGCCCAAAAACAACGCGGTTTCGCATCCTTGTTGCCGGGCCAGATCAGTGGCCCAGCGTACAAAGTTCAAACAGTCTTCGTTGTGTTGTTGGCTGTTGGATTTAAGACCAAAGTGTATATCAGTGAACACCGCGGCTTTTTTAAACAGATTGCTCATCAAACTAGTTTAGCAAACTTCTAGGTACAAAGTCAAGTTAATCGTGGTGATCGCCATCACCATAATGCCCGCCACCCATAAGCCCTTGCCTGGTATAGCTCGGGTTAAAGTTGTTCATTTCTAAAATATCATCACGCAAATTTTGATTGCGTTTTTCAATATTTAGAACACGAGTAAAGCTGTTGGTAATTGCGGCGGTATAGTATGCGAATGGGTTTTGCGACTTCGACTCGTCAAATTGCAGTCCGATTTGACTGAGCTGTAGCAAGGCCTGACTGCGCATTTCGTCGTTATATGTGTAACCTCTCCAATTACTACGAGTAGCATAACGTTCACAGAGTTTCATAAACATGGTAGCTAAAGTTCTAGTCATAGATCCATGATCTCTAGACCAGTGCCCGTTATCTAAATCGCCTTTCCAATGACTTTTGCCTACACAGTTTAATTGATTATTGCTATCAAATTTATAGTGTTGAAATGGAGGAAAGTTGCATTTAACATATTTGACTGTGGCCACAGGAGGTTTGATAGCTTCAACATCGTCGTCGTATTCGGTGTGTACTTCCTCTTCTTCCTCTTCGGCTATTTTTTTAGCATGAGCATCATCAACAGGAACGTGGTCCCATGTCATAATTCGAAAAACTAAATCGGTGTTGGGGATAGATTCGGGTTCAACAGAAAACTCGTCGACCTTGCGTTTTTCTCCATTAGCCGCTGCCAGATCAACAGCAGCCTTGGCCAATCTTTCAGCACGATTTACTTTGGCCTGCTTTATTGATTCATTATTGACTTGATTGATATCGTGCAAAATCATATCGTAATCGGCAAACTCAGGCTTCAAATACGAGCAGTAGGTATTTTTACTGCGATGTATTTCTTTTAGTATGTCTTTGTTATTAAGATAATTGTGTTTAATTTTTGTTCTCCCTTAAAGGACTTGCGGTAATGTAACACAAAGTCTACCACAAATGCAACCTTTTATAAACTAAGCACTTTATGATTGCGATAAATATTCTAAAAGCGAGTAAATTATGGCCAGTTGGTTTAATGAAATTGTTGCGGCAAGCAAAGACTTTGTAGTTGACAAGGTTGGCAAAACTGCTTTGGATGTTGCTAGTTTGGTGAATCCTAAATTAGCACGACTGGCCGGTTCTGGACTGAAAACAGGCGGTGGCCGTCCTACTCCATCACGTATTGAAAAAGCCAGTGTTAACTATGCTAGCTCGATTAATAAAAACTTAGCTGACGATTGGAGAGTTCGAATTAGCACATCTCCTAAAGTTCAACTCTACGGGTCTAATTCAAATATAACTTCTCCTTTGACTAAAACTAATGGAGTAGTATTTCCTTATACTCCGCAGATTACTGTGGTACATCAAGCTAATTACTCACCACAAAAATTTACTCACAGTAACTATCCATTTTATACCTATGAAAACAGTGAAGTGCAGGCAATACAGATAACTGCTGATTTCACTGTACAAAATCAGGACGAGGCTAGATATCTATTAGCTTGTATTTATTTTTTCAGAGCTGCCACTAAAATGTATTTCGGACAAAGCCCAAATCCGGGTAATCCGCCTCCGATGGTATTCCTTGACGGATATGGAACTCATTACTTTCCGCATGTGCCTTGTGTAATCACGCAGTTTTCTCATACTATGCCATCGGATGTTGACTATGTTGAAACTAATGTTGAATTTGCACAAGAAGGTTCTAATACCGGTATAAATTCGCGGGGAGTTGCTCCTATTGTGTTTAGAGCAAGTGAGAATTTAAAAAAACCAAGACGTCTAAATGAATTTGGTGACGAGTACGATGCTACAAACCAGTCTACCAGAGTCCCTACATCAAGCCAACTAACCGTAGTGTTGCAACCAGTTTACAGTAAAAAGATCATCGGAGATAATTTTAACTTACAAGATTTTTCTCAAGGTAAACTTGTTGATCGTGGAGGATTCATTTAATGGCTGCCGAATATTCTAAATATAGTCCCTATTACGGTACCAAGTTATTTGGTACATTTCTTGACGTTATGCAAAATCGTAGTATACCCAAGGATTCATTGGATGTTGAATATACCATCGACAGTATATACCAGTACCGACCAGACATTTTAGCTGGAGACCTTTATGGTAACAGTAATCTCTGGTGGGTATTTGCTGCTCGCAATCCTGACATTCTCAAAGATCCTATATTTGATTTTTATCCTGGGCAACGAATCTATATACCTACTAGAGAAGCTTTGAACACAGCACTAGGAATTTAATCAATAAAAAGTTTTATGGCATATTCAATTTCTAGGAATGCAGTTTCCGGTCTGTGGGAAGTTGTTCAAGACGGTAAAATTATTGGCCGGGGATCTGCCCCTATTGATGCTGTTCGGGCGACAGTTGAAGTTAGTGATATGTCCGTTGACCCGTCTATTAGATCAGATTTGTTAACTTCTGCCCGAGTTCAACAAGAGCAACTCGAACGCGAGTTGACAATACAAAGGGAAGCAGCAACGGCTGCTGGCACAAAAACAAATGACGACCCAAAAGTTAAAAAAGCCACCGAGACGTCTGCCGGCAATACTACACTCAGTCCTGCTGAAGTAGCAAGACTTGCAGCCGGCGGCGGCAGAGGAACTGGAGAAGGGTTGCCTGTAGCAATACCCGGAGAAGGTATAGCAGTTGCCACTGGTCAAGGTGTTCTTGGTACAACTACTGTTAGTTCGTCAACTGACCAGGCTTTGTCTAAGCAAAAATCTACCGCAGGCAGACCCAACCCCTTAGACGCATATACTAATTATATCTACGGTATTAGTCTACATGTAATACCAAGAAACACTTATAACACCCTAGTTGGTGGGGAACAAATTAACTATGTTCCCAAAGGTACAGTTTTAATTGCCAGTGGCGGCAGAGCCAGCGAAAATTTTTCTTTTTTAGAATATTTTAACAAGGCCGATTTTTATTTTGAAAACTTGAAATTTGACACAGTCATAGGAATGAATTCTCAATCACGTGGCACAAATGTGGTAAGTTTGTCATTTACTATTGTTGAACCAATTGGCATGACTTTGTTAAATCGATTATTGCTTACCGCTAAAAAGTTCGGATTTTACAATTGGGGACAAATGCCTTTTATGTTGCAACTTGATTTTTTTGGTAATACCGACAGTGGCGAACCAGTAAAGATTGAGGCACAAACCAAGTACATTCCAATTAAATTAATTGACTGTAAGATTAAAGTATCCACTCGCGGTGCAGAATATCAGTGCACTGCGGTGCCTTTTTCCCATCAGGCTTTTACAGAAATGGCTGCATCGTCGCCGGCATCTTTTGAGGTACACGCCGACACAGTAGAAAACTTTTTTGGTCAATTAGGGGAAGGACAAGGTAACGGTACCTGGGATAAAAGATTACAGATTCAACAAACCCTCGAAGACAATGCTCGTAGTGCGCAGGAAGCACTTGAGAGAGATCGTCAAGTCAATGGTCGTGATGCAAATTTAGCAAAACAGGCTATTAAAAAGGCATCCGACGACGCAAACGCAGTGGGTAATACCGTTTGGCGAGTAAACAGTTTTGCTGCTGCTTTGAATAGCAATCAAAAACAATTGGTTGAAAGAAAATATCAAAACGTTGACGATGAATATCATTTTGTGATCAATGAAAAAATAGCCAAATCAAAATTAGTCTTGCCTCAGAAAAATCCTACTAGACAATCGTCAATGAAAAAAGTTGATGAGGTTGAGGCTCGTCGTGCAACTCTTGGTAAAAGTAATGCCACCATTGAAACTAAAGAGCAGGCCATAACAATAAATGCGGGTACATCAATAATTGATATTATAAATTTAGTAGTAAGACACAGCGAGTATATAACCAATCAAATAAAATCTGATAAACCAAACTCGGTAGAAGCTAACAAATATATCGATTGGTTTAAAATTACCTGCAAGATTGAATTGAAAGATTTTGATGTTAAACGTCAAATTCAAGCAAAAAAAATTACTTACTTTATTGACCCTTACAAATATTACAATACTAAATTTCCTGAAGCTGCTAAGGGTTATCCTACTACTTGGGAAAAGAATTACGAATATAGTTATACAGGAAAAAATCAGTCAGTGATTGATTTTAATTTAGATTTTAATGTCATGTTCTTTACAGCAATGACTGCCATGCGTGAATCATCGCAGGCATTGGAAAGAGGACCCGACGATAATCAGAAAAACATCGAAGAATCCGAAGCTAAAGCAGCTGGAGATCGAGGTCAGGGCACGGTGGCTCCAAATCAAATTCGAATTTTAAACAATAACAATAGTGTGTCTTTGGCTGCAGGAAAAGCTGATAAAGCCAATGCCGCAGCTAACGATTTACACAACTCAATCATGACTACGTCTCGCGGTGATATGATTAATGTAAGATTAAAGATTGCCGGCGACCCTGAAATGATTAAGCAAGATGATGTGTATTTTAATTCGTCGGCTCCGCCAACCTCTATTCAAAACAATAATGGCAGTTTAATTATGGATGTCTCGGAAATTTTTGCCAATCTGCTATTTAAAATTCCCACTGATATTGATCAAGAAACAGGGTTGGTAACATTTGACACAATTAATGCCCAGGGGCAAATACTTGGTGATAATGTGTTTAATGGTGTATACAAAATTATTAGGGTTGAAAATAATTTTGATCGCGGAATGTTTACTCAAAATTTAGATTTAATTAGATTATTTGGGCAAGACAGTGGAATTAATCGTGCTAGAGCTAACGATCTTTCTCAAGACCAGAGAGAACAAACGTCTGATGCTCAAGAACAAGAATTAGAACTTCTCAGTGGTTCTGAAAATCCTTATTCTGCATCAGAGTCTACTTTGGAATCACCACCGGTAACAAATGAAAACTCGGCGACTGCACCTGGCGCCGAATCTGTTGTGGCTTCGTCTGTTCAGCAATCTGTTGACGAATTAAGACGTGTATTTGAAAATGCCGGTGAAGCATCGATTGACACTCAAAATAATGGACAACCATGGGTGTTTGATGGATATCGAGGATAATTTAATATGGCAAGTGCAAATGATAGACGATTAGGTAGAAAAGTTCCTGACATTTTTGTCAGAGAATCTATGCACGGAACTCGACTAGATTCAGGGCCGTACATTGGCAAAATTAAAAATAACTTTGATCCTGCTCGTCTTGGCAGATTGCAAGTCTGGATTCCGGGAATAAGTGGCGACGAAGACAATTCGAGCAACTGGAGAACAGTCAGCTACGCTAGCCCTTTCTTTGGTAGCACAACTGTAGACGAAAACAATACCAACAATGATTTTAACTCTGTTGCACATTCTTATGGTATGTGGTTTACGGTACCAGACATTGGAAATTTTGTAATTTGTACATTTATCGCCGGCGACCCTAGCATGGGTTTTTGGTTCGCCTGTATACCAAATCAAGTTGGGCAGCAAATGGTACCTGCTCTCGGCGGAACAAAAAATCTCGACTCTAAGACTATCAAAGATGCCACAGTTAAAAAAGGATTTAAAAATCAGCAATTACCAGCTGTGGAATTTAATGAAAACGCTCAGAATGTAAATTGGAAAGATTATATACAATCAAATAAAAGACCCGTCCACGAAGAACAGGCAAAAGTTTTGTACGAACAAGGCTTGGACAGAGATAATGTTCGTGGTTCGATAGGTAGTAACAGTCAACGAGAAAGTCCCAGTGGTGTATTTGGATTTAGCACCCCTGGACGAGATGCCGAAGAAAAAGCTAAGAGTGCTAGTTTTCAAAAAAAATTAAACGATAAAAAAATAGACCCAGCAAAAGATTTAGCTGTAAAAGCTCGCAAGGGTGGACATACATTTGTACTTGACGATGGTGATTATCAAGGCAATGATCAACTAGTTCGGCTTAGAACTGCCGGTGGCCATCAAATTTTAATGCACGACACAGAAAAACTTTTATACATTAGTAACAGTAACGGTAGTGCCTGGATTGAAATGACCGGCAGTGGACACGTTAACATTTATGCGGCTAATAGTGTGAGCATTAGAACGCAGGCAGATTTTAATTTTCATGCTGATAAAGACATCAACATGTATGCCGGAGGAAAAATTAATTTAGCAGCTAAATCGTCGTTTTCCGTTGAAGGTGAAAGCATTTCTTTAAATGCAGAAAAGAAAACTACAATTTTCGGCGGCGATGTTGGAATAGGCAGTTCGGGGCGAGTAGATTTATCAGCTAAATCTTCAGGTAGTTTTAGCGCCACCGGGCCATTGATGATAACTGGTAAACCAGTAGGATTAAATTCCGGTGCGGGCAAACCGGTTAATAAACCGACTGCCATTGGCAAATTAAAACTTGATGATACCTCTAAAAAATCTGTAGTCTGGGAAGTAGACAAAGACAAAATACGAAGTATAGTTAAAATTGCTCCAACGCACGAACCTTGGTCGAGAAAAACAGGTAAACCCGATGCAGGAAGTTCTAGTGCCGCCGGTACAGCCAACAGTAACACAGCGTCTGAATCCTCGTGTGCGGCCATTGCCGATTCGGTTAATTTGGCAGGAGCCAGGGCAGATGGCCAAATAGTCAGCAATGAGGTTCCTGATCCAGCTGGATCCACAGTAGGAGGTACAACTCCAAGTTATCCAACAACTAAAATAATACCTGCAGGTGTTGTCTCCACTGGCAGTGGAGGTGTGTTAGTAGACAGCGAAGGGCGACCGATCATCTCGGGAAGTGCCGATCCAGGAATACAAGAAGCATTGGGTGCAGCAGTTACTAAAAAAGTTCCATCGTCGTATTTGTCGAGGTCAGATAATCCTACTCCAAGTAAAGGAGTGGGCACATTAAATGCAGTCGAAACCAAAGCTATGCTTACACAATTGGCTTATACTGAAAGCAATTTTGATTATGGTATACAGGGAGGGTCTGGAAACAAATATCTTGGAAAATATCAATTTGGTGCAGCAGCACTAGTTGATGTTGGATTAATTAAACCTGAAGCATACAAGACCTACGGTGCAGCCGCTATTGAATATCCAGGAAGTTGGACAGGTGGTATAACCTCAAAGGAAGAATTTTTAACCAACGCCTCGATTCAAGAGAATAGCATGCTAAAGTTGGCTCAACAAAACTATAACACTTTAGTTAGCAAAGGCGCAATTAAACCCGACGACGATTCTGGTACTGTAGCAGGCATGCTATCAACTGCGCACCTATTAGGACCAGGTGGCGCAAGCCGCTGGCGCTTGACAGGTGAAGGTGCGGATGCATTTGGAACCACCGGAACTCAATATTTTAACCGAGGACGTTATGCGGTTAACGAGTTGGCTGGCGGAAAGGATTAAATAATAAATTATGGCTACTTACAAAGGTTTTAGTACATACAATCGTTATCGTAAGTTTACGCTAACCGACTTTGATCTGGTCAGACAAGACTTGTTTAATCACTTTTCTATACGCAAAGGTGAAAAATTAATGAATCCAAATTTTGGGACAATAATTTGGAATTTGTTGTTTGAGCCATTCACCGAAGAAATTAGAAATCTTATCGTAGACGACATCAAGGCAGTGGTTAATTATGATCCTAGGATTTCAGTTGAAAACATTGTGGTCACAGAGTACGACCACGGAATACAAATTGAACTTGAATTGACTTATATCTTGAATAATCAAACCGGAATGTTGTCTATGCAATTTGATAGAGATTCAAGGGTATTAGCAGTTAGCTAAAAACTGCTCATATTATTACAAAATAAATACATAAACTGAGTTTTAATCATGGCAATTATTTCGCGTCAAACAGGCTTACTGGCAGTTGAAAACTGGACTAAGATTTATCAGACTTTCCGTGAAGCTGATTTTACTTCTTACGACTTTGAAACTCTGCGTAAGAGTATGATTGATTACATCAAACTTTACTATCCTGAAAATTTCAACGATTTTACAGAAAGCAGCGAATTCATTGCTCTTATCGATCTTATTGCATTCTTAGGACAAAGTCTGGCTTTCAGAACAGACTTAAATGCTCGAGAAAACTTTTTAGATACTGCTGAACGTCGTGATAGTATACTCAAACTAGCTAAACTTATCAGCTATAATCCTAAACGCAGTATACCTGCCAGTGGATATTTGAAAGTAGACAGTGTTAGTACCACAGAAAACATCTTAGACTCAAACGGAATTAATCTCAGCAATTTAACAATTAATTGGGACGACCCTGCCAACGATAACTGGTTAGAGCAATTTACCTCAGTGATTAATGCAGGATTGATTGAAAGTCAAATAGTTGGACGCCCAGGAAATAGTCAGACATTGAACGATATTGTCACAGAAGAATATAGTATTAATTTAATTCCAAATATTATTCCTGTTTTTAGATACGAAGCGTCAATCGAAGGCAAAAGAGTTCCATTTGAAGTAACCAGTGCTACTAGCATTGGCCAATCTTATGTTTATGAATCTGCGCCAGACTTTAACCGTGTGTTTAATTTACTGTACCGCAACGATAACAATGGGAATGGCAGCAACAATACAGGCTACTTTTTCTATTTTAAGCAAGGCGAACTGGCCAGTATAGATTTTGAAATTACCGAGGCAGTGCCAAACAAAGTGGTTAACATTGATGTTAACAACATTAACAATTCTGACGTTTGGTTGTATAGTTTGAATGCTTCGGGTAGCACTAAAGATCTTTGGAAACAAGTTCCTAGCACTGCTGGTATTAATGTCATTTATAACAAAGAGTCGGAACGTAATCTTTTTCAAGTTAATACTCGTGCAGCCGATCAGATTAGTTTAGTGTTCGGTGACGGATCATTTGCCAACATTCCGCAAGGAAATTTTAGATTATTTTATAGAACCGGCAACGGTGCAAGCTATAAGATTGCTCCCGAAGAAATGCGCTCAGTTGGTGTTTCCTTTAATTACATTAGCCGATCTAATAGAATCGAAACTATAACTTTTAGAACCAGTTTAAAATATACTGTTTCAAATGCCACAGTGCGTGAAACGTCTGACAATATTAGACAAAAAGCTCCTCAACAATATTACACACAAAATCGTATGATCACTGGTGAAGATTATAATATTCTTCCTTATACCAGTTTTAGTAAAATTGTCAAAGCCAAAGCAATTAATAGAACCAGTGCCGGTTTAAGTCGTTATCTAGACATGCTTGACACCACCGGCAAATATTCAAGCACAAACACCTTTGGACAAGACGGTGTTATCTATGCTAACAATTATACAAAAACTTTTAATTTTGGATTTGTAAACGCCAAGGAAATTCAAAAAATTATTTACAATGATATAATTGGTAATATTATAGCTGGCAAAGAAATGATGCATCATTATTATGCTCAAGCTTCTACAGTCAATGCAATATCGAGTTTAGTAGCACCTTCTAATTTTGTAATAGGACGTACCTATCTAATTCGTTCTTTAGGTGCTAGTCCTTTGTTTACTCAGGCTGGTAGTCAAAAAAACGAAGTAGGTTTTAATTTTGTTGCTACAAATCAAGGCTCAGGAACTGGCTCAGTTTCCGAGGCAGTAGAATGGAATTTAAGTACTACGGGAAATAATAGTTGTACCGGTTATTTTTCTCGTACACTGAGAGATACTGTACCACCAATTTCTGAACCTACAGTTACTCCATATGGTGTATCAACCACAGCAGCTACCAATGGAAAATATTTACGATCGGGTGCTGTTATTAAATTTGTAGCACCGGCCGGATTTTATTTTAATCCAGCTAACACATTGGTTCCGGGTCAGCCCACTGGGCCCGAAGATAAAGTTGAATTCTTTGCTGGAGTCACTGAAGTAATTGGTGATGGAACTAACAATGGTGTTGGAAATTTCACCAACGGAGTAGGTCCTGTAACATTAAATTCTAAAGTTCCAACAGGAGCCCTCATTGATTCAATTATTCCAGTTTATAAAAATAATTTTAGTGCCGGTTTAGTAGCAACAATCACTGACTTGATTTCTAATTATAGAAATTTTGGCTTAACTTATTCAAGTTCTACTCAGTCTTGGAGAGTTCTGTCTGCGGCAGAGCTAACAACAGATACGTCTTGGTATCTAAAGTTGGAGTTTAATTCAGTAACTAAATTGTATAATGTCACTTATAAAGGCATTGAATACATTTTTCATAGTCCAGTGGAAACGTCATTCTACTATGACGAACGGTTAAAAGTCTATGACAGTAAGACTGCCACAGTGATCAAAGACAATGTTAAGGTTCTAAAGACTAATAGCCTACCAGACTCATTTGAATCATTGAAAAAAGATTGTATCTGGGAAGTATATAAAACCGCCACCGATGTTGACGGTTATACCGATAGTTCAAGAATTTATGTAACGTTTTCTGACACTGACAATGACGGGGTTCCTGATGATCCTAGAATATTTGAATTTTTAGTAGCACCGCTAACTAATACTAACTTTAAGAACATTTATTTTAGAACAGTATTGGGCGGAAACTTTGATCGATACGTTGAATTAGTATTGGTTAATCAAGGCGATGTTGTCAGCAATTATGCTTCTAAATCAGCCATTGAAACAAATATTTCTCAATTTGAAGTGGGACAATTATTTTACGCAACCGGCGAAAATGCTTTTTATACAATAGTATCAACTCTAGCTGGAAATGCGGTCAACGGTCCTTTGAATAATTATGTTGCATATAAAGGTCGTCAAAATCTATATTATCAGTATAGGCACAATAGTCCTAACACACGTCGTGTAGATCCTAGTATTAGCAACATTATTGATTTATATGTATTAACCTCAACATACAATGCTGAATATAGACAGTGGATACAAGACACTTCGGGTACAATTAGTTTACCGGTCGCACCAACTAATACAGAATTGTCAGTTGAATTTTCAGAATTAAATAATTTAAAAGCAATCAGCGATACGGTAATATTTCAGAACGCAGTTTTTAAACCTATTTTTGGAAATAAAGCCGAAAATAACTTACAGGCAACATTCAAAGTAGTCAAAAATCCAAACTTAAATATAAGTGATGCCGACATTAAAACTTCAGTAATTAATGCTGTTAACACTTATTTTGATGTAGACAATTGGGATTTTGGCGAAACATTTTATTTCAGTGAACTAGCTGCTTACCTGCATCGTGTTCTCAGCCCTAACATTGCTAGTATTGTTATCGTGCCTAAGGATTCAACAATTAAATTTGGAAGTTTACATCAAATTAATGCCGAAGCCAACGAAATTATTATTAGTGCAGCCACAGTAAATGACATTGAAATTATTAGTGCTGTTACAGCGATTCAATTAAATCAAGGTATTGCCTTGATTGGTTAAACAAAAATAGGTAAACAATGGTTACAAGACAAACAATTGATTTTCTTCCTGGTGCGTTTAAATCAGAAACAAATAAAAAATTTCTAAACGCAACTCTAGATCAATTAATGAGCGAACCCGAGTTGACCAAAGTCAACGGATTCGTTGGAAGAAAATTTTCTCCTTCTTTTTTACCAAGTAAAAATTATGTTGCTGAGGCTATTGATAGCCGACAAAATTATCAATTTGAACCCGCAGTAGTAGTAAAAAACGCAAGTAACCGTTTAGACTTATACAGTGATTACCAAGACTTAATTGATAAAATTTCTTACTACGGCGGTGTAGTTAACGATCATAATCGTTTGTTTGCCAGCGAATATTATCGTTATGATCCTCATATTGATCTTGATAAGTTTGTTAATTATAACCAGTATTACTGGTTGCCAGATGGGCCACTACCAGTTACAGTATCTGCTGGTACTTTGGGAACTCCCAAAACTTTTTCAATGGCTAGAGGCACAGGATCTTATACTAGTGATCAAACTGGAAATATTACTAATCCTGAAATTACTTTAGTTCGTGGAGTTACATATCAGTTTAATGTAAATCAAACAGGTAATAAATTTTGGATACAAACAGAACCTGGTATTGACGGTTTAAGAGATTATAATTTAAATGTTACTACTCGATCAATTCAAGGTGTTAGCAATAATGGTGCCGAGACTGGAACAATTACATTTACTGTACCAAGTAAGAATTCTCAAGATTATTATTTTAAATTGCCCTTAATTGATTATGTTGACTATGCAATTACAAATACATTTTCTTCTATTGACGGTGCAATTTGGAGAAGCAATGTTGCGCCAACCGGCTCTTTAACCGCATTAGACAACGAAGGTCGTTTTCCTAATAACTTTCATATTGTCTTTTTATCAACTAGTACTAATAACAATGACTGGATTGATAATACTGGTGTTGCGGTTCCTGCAAGTCGACGTCAAGGATTATGGCGTGTTACTATTGATCCAGTAACTAGTCGGGTTCGGTTACTGTATGTTAGAGATATTCCAATTGGTTATCGTATTAGAGTTAAGTATGGCGATATCAACGCGGGCTACGAATTCTTTAAAAATTCATCAGGTTTATGGGCACAATCGCCGCCAATTACTGCACCATTAAGTACTCTTTACTATCAGGATGGAACAACTGCCGGCGCCTATGGAAAAATTAATATTGTTGACTTGCCTGGTAATTCAGTTAATGTTGATGCAGATATAGTTGGAAAATCTAGTTACACTAGCCCCAATGGCATAGTGTTTTCTAATGGCCTACGAGTTGCTTTTGATTCTTCTACCACTCCCTTAACATATCACAATAAAACATTTATAGTTGAAGGAGTTGGAACCGGAATCAAACTTGTTGACTTTGACAAATTAGTTCCTGTTGAGGCAGAAAAATCTGAATCATACCTTCCATTTGATACATTTAATTTTGATGTTGATAAGTTTGATCAAACAGTACTAGGTGCGGCCGAACCGGACTATATTGTTTCTAATAGATCAAGTCAAGATTTAAATTCCTGGGCACGAACTAATCGTTGGTTCCATGCCGACGTAATTTTAAAGACTGCTGAATATCTCGGAGTTCCAGCTGGCCTTAATCAATCGGCACGAGCACAACGACCAATTATCGAATTCGAAGCCGATTTACAATTATATAATTATGGTCGTATTGGACTTGCAACAGTTGATCGTATAGATTCAGTGCTCACTGCGTTTGTGGCTGGCAATGATTTTCCTATCACTGATGCTTTTGCACAGATTGAAAATAAAAAAGTTTCCGATGCATCGATTGATTTAATGAATTACATTAAGGGACAAACAACAATTTTCCCTAATGATGTTGATATAAACATTAGATCAAAAATATTTAGAATTGATTTTAAAAATCAACTTACTGCCAATGTTTTTGATGGAGTGGTCACTGGCTTCGTAAAAGTACAATCGGGTAGTGATCAGATTATTGATGCTACCGCGCCTACCCAACAACCTAAAACATCTTTTGATTCAGAGTTAGAACCCGGCACTGTTCTTTATACTACGGCTGGAGTTTATGTAGGGACAGTAAAAGTAGTAGTTGGAAATAGTCGTTTAATTCTTGAAAGCCCGGCTACAGTAAATCTTAATTTTACACAACTAAAATACAATAGTCCAAGAATAGAATTAACACCAATTACTACTGCAAATACATTTGATAGTGTAGTTGCTATAACTGGATCTAACGCTAAAAAATCTTATTACTTTAATGGAACGAATTGGGTTGCTGCGCAACAAAAGATAAAAAACAATCAAGCTCCGTTGTTTGATGTTGTTAATCAGTCTGGCACAAGTTTTTCTCAAGCCTATTCAAATTCAGCATTTATTGGCACCAAGTTATTTTCTTACAAACCGGGGTCTAGCACCAACGATGCAATTTTAGGATTTCCTTTAAGTTATAGCAGTATTGGAAATTCTATTAGCGATATTAATTTCGATAATAATTTTGAAGTTGAAACATTTGTTTACGGACCGTTAAATTCTAGATCTAACGAAAAAGTAATCTCAGGTTATTTAAGAAAAAATTTAAATCGAACTGAATTCTCTCCTTTAACAGTTTGGTCTCGTGTAGCTGAACCTAGCAAACAGTATCAACATATTTCGGCTGAGTTTGATGGACAAACAAATTATTTTGAAATTGACATTTTACCGGCCGCAGAAAATAAAGAACCAAACATTAAAGTTTATGTTAACAACAAACTTATTAACAGTACTGAGTACACAATTCAAACCGTTGGAGTCAGAAAAGCAGTAAGTGTTAATCGTGCACTGATTCTTGGCGATGCCATTGATATACTAATTTATTCTAATCAGATTAGTAAACTTGGTTATTACCAAATACCTAAGAATTTAGATTTTAATCCAAAGAACGCACAAATAACATCTTTGACTCTTGGTCAAATACGCGGACATTGGTACGAAATTGGTCAAAACACTCGTGATGTAGTAGGAGAAATTCTTGCTAGTAATAATTTAAGAGATTTAGATACACAGCGCCAAGGCGGAACGATCCTCCAGCACAGTGCTCCTACAATTTATAGTTCTTTATTTTTAATCGATTCTCACACTAATTTTATTGAAGGCATCGATTATGCACGTCGGGAATATACAAAATTTAAAAATAAGTTTTTAGAGCTTTGTGTTAGTATGACTGACTTAGATCCAGTTGATCCAACCAATGGTGTAGACAGGATCTTAAAAGTTATTAATCAAGTTAAAACTTCTAAGTTTCCTTGGTTTTATTCAGACATGGTACCGTACGGAGACAATTATGTTGTCGACCTGCATAAGATAACTAACATTTCGGTGAAAACATATGCAATGCCGAATGTTTATTCTGCGTTAGGTAATAACATTTACCCTGGCCGTGGCCCGCATAATCAGGCAATTTCTGTATACTTCAATGACACCCAGTTGATCTACGGACAAGACTACACTATTGGCAGTAATACACCTACGATTGTGCTAGCCGATAGTTTGACCATAGCCTTAGATGATATTGTTAGCATTAGAGGATATTTAAATACCGATGGTAATTTTGTTCCAGAAACACCAACTAAATTAGGATTATTTCCTAAGTTTATTCCTCAACAATATACTGATAATACTTACAGACAGTCTATTACAGTCATACAGGGTCACGATGGAAGCATTACCCCAACGTTTGGTGATCTTCGTGATGCGTATCTGATTGAATTAGAAAAAAGAATTTATAACAATATTAAGATTGAATATAACTCGGCATTGTTTAATTTAATTTCAGTTTTGCCGGGTAAATTTAGAAATAGTCCTTACACTTTAACTGAATTTAATCGTATTATTACTACAGAATTTTTAAAATGGGTTGGATCTAATCAACTTGATTACAGCTCCAATGAAACATACAATCCTAACGATCAATTTACCTGGAATTACAACCAGACTGACGATCAGACCGGAGAAAAATTAACAGGTTACTGGAGAGGAATATACAAGTATTATTATGATACTGATAGACCTCATACACATCCCTGGGAGATGTTAGGTTACACAATTAAACCAACTTGGTGGAATACTCATTACGGTAGTGGCCCTTATACTTCTTCTTCTACACAAATGTGGACAGATTTAGAAAATGGTTACAGTAGGGGTACAGGAACCACAAATAGTTTATATTCTCGAGCCGGATTAAAAAAATATATACCAGTTGATAATCTTGGCAGCTTATTGCCTCCACAGGCCAAATTGGTTAGAAATTTTGACGGGACTAAGTTTGATCAAAGTTTTGCCATCGGTGATCATGGCCCGGTAGAAAGTGGTTGGAGAAGAACCAGCGAATATCCGTATGCACTACAACGTGCTATGGCCTTAATGAGACCTGCTCAATATTTCGGTCTATTATTTGACACTTCGCGATATCATAAGAATACCAGTTTAACTGAGTATTTGATTAAAAACATCAATCGTCGTGTATCTCCTGAACAAATTGTAATCAATGGGGAGACTGTTAACGGATCAATTACTAGGTCTGGTAGCTATATTAATTGGATACACGGTTATCTAACTAGTCTAGGGATTGATGCAAATAATTCAATTCGTTTGAGATTGTCTAATCTTGATGTTCGTTTAGGATATAAAGTTTCAGGTTATACTGATAAGAAATATATTACTGCATTAGTTGAACAATTTAGTCCGACTAGCACCAATGAATCAGTTATTATTCCCGACGAAAACTATTTGATACACCTGAATAAAAGTGTTCCTGTGCGTAGAGCAGTTTATAGTGCAGTCATAATTGAAAAAACAAACACTGGGTACAGCATCAGTGGTTATAATTTAAAGTATCCATACTTTACTGTTATTCCGAGCGAATTTAACAACAACAATTATGCCATTGAGGTGTTAGGCTCAAGAGCCTTAGTTTTCCAAGATTATAAATCACAAAAAATTAATATTCCTTATGGCTATGAATTTTCAAATAGTCAACAGGTGGTAGATTTTTTAGTCGGTTATCAAAGATTTTTACTTTCTCAAGGATTTATTTTTGATTTCTATGACACTGAATTAAAAAGTGTAAGAGACTGGATATTAAGTGCTAAAGAATTTTTAACTTGGAGTCAACAGGGCTGGAAGCCAGGGAATGTGCTTGTGCTAAGTCCAATACTTAACAGCCTTTCAATATTTGACACTGAAGCAGTGCTGGATCAAATTACTAATCAAACCAATGAACGCAGAGTACTAGACGCTAATTTTAATGCAATTAAACTTGAAGAACTAAGTGTTTTACGTCAACCTAATATTAGCACAATTACAACTATACTGGGCAAAACAATTGCGTTTGTTGATTTAAATCTTGTCCAATATGAGCATGCTTTGGTGTTTGATAATGTAACAGTATTTGATGATATTGTTTACAAGCCAGAGCTTGGTAGCCGCCAACATCGCATGCGTTTAATTGGCAGTAAAACATCCAACTGGAACGGCGCAATGAATCCACCGGGATTCATTTACAAATTTGGTCAAGTTGACGAATGGTTACAAAATACCGACTATAAAAAAGCCGATATCATCAAATATAAAAATCAAATTTACACAGCGGCGCAAAATGTTCCGGGATCTACTACCTTTGATTTTAATTATTGGACATTATTAGATACTAGTCTTGAACCAGAGATAGTTCCAAATTTTGCTCATAATTCTGTTAAGTCTGTGGATTTTTACGATATAGATCGTGCCAGCATTGACGAATCTTTTGATCAGTTTAGTATGGGCTTGATTGGTTATCGTAGTCGTCCTTACCTAGAAAATCTAGGCATGGATCAAATTACCCAAAGTAAATTTTATCAAGGCTTTATCAAAGAAAAAGGCACTAAGAATTCTATTGTGGCATTGTTCGGCGGTCAGTTTGATGATTTAGTTACCGATTTGTCATTACATGAAGAATGGGCATTGCGTGTAGGTGAATATGGTGCTCTAAGATCAAATCAAAGTATTGAATTAATTTTAGATGAAGAAAAGTTTAAAGGCAATCCTATAGCGTTTAAACTTTTAAATTCTGCTCAACCGTCGGAAGATTTATTTTTAACTGTTAGATCAAACGACTTAATTTCTAAACCGTTGAATTTTTCTTCGCCTATTTTCTTAAATAGACCACTGAGCGAAGAACTTGAAACTGATATTAAAACTGCTGGTTATGTTCATCTAGACGACGTTGACGGTAGATTATTTAATATCAATGATTATTCGTCATTGACTGCATCTATATTAGCTGGCATTGAAACTGGTTATCGCTTATGGGTGGCCAAAGATTTTGATGAAGATTGGCAAGTATATCTGATTTCAGAAGCTGCTAATTCTGTAGTGGCAATTGAGTATGCGCTCGACGATAAAATTCAAATAACAACATTCTACGAACACGGTTTACAAACCAATGATGTAATTGCAGTAAGAAGTTTTAACGACAGTCGATTTGATGGATTTTATAAAGTATTAACTGCAAATTCACCAACACAATTTATTGTTACTATTAATGAAGATTTAATTCAATATGTTATTGGTGGTATCATTGAAGGATCTGGTGAATTATTTACTTTACAGAAATCTAGATACAGAACACTTACTGCAAGAGATAATGATATTGTTAAAACTTCGTGGGAAGCAGGTAATCGTGTTTGGGTTGATAACAACGGAAATAATACCTGGGCTGTTTATGATTTTGTTTCTAGCGTTAAAGGTAATTATTCTGGAACCCAACATTCTTGGGGTATTGAAAACGGAACAATAGCTTTACGATCTAGCGGTCTGCCATACCATACCAGCGGTTTAATTATAACCGTTGGAAACGTGGCTACTACATATACTCCGGCAGTAAAAAATTATCATCGTATTTGGCCTTTAAGAGCCGGATCGAATGTAGCTGCGACAGTAAGTCAAACAATTTATTCTGAACAAATTGGATTTGCAATTAACGGAGTTCCGTTTGCTAGTCCTAATGCCGGTGAGTTTATTCCTCCTAATTACGAAGAAGTCACTGGATACAATTACAATTACATGTTTAGTAATGCTAATGTAATATACAGTCGTGATGCTGCCGGTGGACTTGTAACAGACGACGATTCTTATTACTATCAAGGTTATACGTTTGCTAATTCGTGGGTGTCTGGATCGGGAGGTATTTCAGGTGCTGGTGCCGCAGATGTGCAATCTAGTATATATCTTGGCGGAAGTTTAACTCATGCCAATGGTCATAGTAAGATCTTAGGTTTCGCCAATGACGGATATCCGATTTATGGTCCTTATGGTTACAGTCAAGCTAACAATAGTTCGAGTGCTGTCCAAAGAATGGTATCGGGATATACATTAAGAAATAGTTCGTTTAGAGATTTTTATACCTCTGATTTAACTGTTTATCCGTTGGGTATTTTTGTGCAGGATTATGAATTTACCAGTGCTGGTAACCTCGATCGTCACAACGGAAGATATTGTGTTACTCCGGAATATCCAAACGGTACTTATGCTTACTTTATGACTATAGATGCTCAAGGCAAGCCGGCGTACCCTTATGTCATCGGTGATAGCTACTATGGATCTGTTCCAGAAGTTTCTAATCCGTTAGTAGGCGGAACCGGTATTGCACCTATTGGATTTACAGGTATTTCTAGTATTGAATGGATTAAAGTTAACGAGCAAAAGCCAGTCATCGATATTAACAGCGTAGGCGGAATATATGTTTATAACGATACAAGTAAATCTATTCAAGCTCGATTAGATCTTTATGATCCTGTTAAAGGTAAAATTCTTGGAATCGCACAAGCAGATATTGACTTTGTTTCCACTTATGATCCAGCAAAATATAATCAAGGTACATTCGAAGAATTGCCCATAGAACAAGATTTTCATTGGGGAAATCAACAGATTGGAAAAATTTGGTGGGATCTAGACAATGCCAGATTTATGGACTATGAGCAAGGCACTCGTGACTATCGATTAGAACACTGGGGTAAATTGTTTCCAGGAAGTTCAGTGGAAGTTTACGAGTGGGTAGAAACAGATGTTTTACCCAGTGGTTATGTCGAGGCCGGTCTCGAGGGCATACCTAAATATGCCGACGACAGCGCATATTCAATGATGTCTTTTGTTGACAGTATAACTGGTATTATTCAGACTAGATATTATTATTGGGTACGCAATAGATCAACAGTTGCTAATTCTAAAACTCATAGTGTGTCGGGGATCGCAAATATTATTGCACAACCAGAATTACAAAATATTCCTTATGCAATATGTCTAAGTAATGATACCATTGGGTTGTATAATATCGGTGGATATATAACTGCAAAAAATGCAATATTGCATATTGATTATCGTGTTAAACTTAATCAGGATGTTATTCACAGTGAATTTGATTTGTTCCAAGAAGGCAATCAATACAGTGTGATGCATCCTAGGATTGAAAATAAAATTATTGACAGTCTGGTCGGTCAAGATGTGTACGGTAATTTAGTTCCACAGCCTGGTTTAATTCGCGGAAATAAAATTGGATTATCTATTAAACCTAGACAAACATTGATCGAGAATAGATATGTAGCTGCCGAAAATATTATCAAATATATCAATAGTGTTTTAATTAAACACGCAATTACCAGTCGCATTATTAATAAAGAACTTGTTTACTCAGATAATTTCTACGCCGATACACCAATTCCAGAACACGACTATGCCGTAGACACTGACGCTCAGTTTAGCTATGTTCCAAAAATTAATGCTGGATCTTTCGAAGTAGGTAAGAAATACATTATTACTGATGTTGGAACTACAAATTTCATGGCCATTGGAGCAAGTTCGAATACGGTAGGAACTGTATTCATGGCCTATGGCATAGGCAGTGGCACAGGTAAGGCGTTCCCAAGTAGAATCTTAGTAAGAAAAGATGCTAGGTATTTGAATCGATGGAGTTTGTTTCTAAAAAATTTCGACGGTACCGGAACTTTAAATAAATTCCAGTCATTGAAAATTACTGATTTTTGGTATACCGTTGATTGGTATGCCGATGGATATTCTAGTAAAACAACAGTTAACTATTCTGTAGATCGATTTGCAGATGTTTATAAGTTAACTTTAATTAACAACGATATTATTAAAGTAATTAATAACGGAGCCAATAGATTTGAGATTTACAAATACGAAAATAATCAATTTAATTTAATTGGCCTTGAAGATGGCACCATTCAAATTAAAGACGATTTATACAAGCCAATTGGTTTTGATTATGCTAACTTTAGTGTAGACAATTATGATTATAATCATGCCACTGAATTTAGATTTATTCTTAAGGGAATTAAAGAAGACATCTTTGTTAGAGAATTAGCACCATTGTGGAATAAATTGTTGTTCTTCATTATTGAATATATTTTAAGTGAGCAAAAATATATCGACTGGGCCTTTAAGACTAGTTTTGTATCAGTTACACACAAGGTTGAGGGACTAACTCAAACTCCTGCTTATATTAAAGATCGTCAACTCTATTACAAACAATATGTTGACGAAGTTAAACCCTATCGTACGAAGATAAGAGAATATTCTTTAGCATACAATTACGTCGAGACAACAAATCGTGCTACGGTAACTGATTTTGATCTTCCTGCTTATTTCGATAAGGAGCTTGAAATATTCCGCAGTCCAAGCGGCGAAGCTCCGAATATTGATAATAATCTTTTGTCTACCAAACCCGAATATCAAGATTGGAAGAATCATCACAAGTATAATTTAGACAGTATTGTCATAGCTGAAAAAGGTCGGGGCTTTTTATCAGCACCTGATATAACTGTGGTATCAAACGATACAACAGGAACAGGAGCCAACGCCAAGGTTATCATTGACGTTTCTGATGGAAGTTTATATAGAATTAATGTTACTCAAACAGGAAAAGATTACACTCAAACACCAATATTGACACTGTCAGGAACTGGTACCAATCCTATGAGTTTGCGTCAATCAGCAAACTTTTTGCCAGCTAAGATTTCAGCTAGAATTTCTAATACTACTATTAGAAAAATTAAAACTACAATGAAGTTTGATAGAGTTACCTACACAACTTCTGTGGTTGACTGGCAACCAGGGGTATCTTATCCAGTCGGAACTCTTGTTAGCTATCGAGGTCAAGGCTATGTAGCTAGTGCATCGGTTCCAGCTGGCGACACGTTTAATCAAACATTGTTTACTACAATTAATTCGGGTAGCTTTAATAATGCCAACGACAGAATAATGGCGTTTTACGCACCCACCGCTGACATGCCACCTAAGTTATTTTATCGCTTAATGTCAGGTTTTAGAGATTATCCTGAAGCAAATGCTACTCCAGTTGCAACCAGTGACAGTCTTATCAGTGGTGGCGGGTTTTCGGGATCTGCTATTAGTGCTGGATCATTTGTTGTTGGACAAAGATACATTATTACATCAGTAGGAACTACTAATTTTACCGCAATCGGTGCTTCGGCTAATAGAGTTGGTGTAATATTTGTAGCTACCGGGGTTGGATTAGGAACAGGTAAAGCAGTTATTGCCATTAGTTCAAATGTTGCTCTGGGCAATGTAGCTGGTATAAGTTCTGAAGAAATTGTAGTACAAGGTGGCGCATTTGTGTCTGAGCTTTTTGCTCACGGTCCAGAAGAAATATTGCCAGGCAGAATGTTTGATTCAGTAAGCATAATGGTCAAAACCAATGGCACCGGCGGCAATGTTGGATATCGTAGAACTGTAGACATGAATGCCAATAGAGTTACCACAGTGATTAATTTATCGACAAATACAACACTAGCTCAAGTATTAAAAGTAACCGACACAGTGATCCAGGTAGCCGATGGTGCAGTTCTTGCAACTCCTGATCCTGTGGCGTTGTTACCGGGCAAGATTGTAATTAACGGCGAAACAATCCATTACTATGTAAAAAATGGAAATCAACTAAGTCAGTTACGTCGGGGAGTAGGCGGAACTGGAACGCCGAGCGAACATCGCTTGGGTAGTATTGTGGAAAGCGCCAATGATATTGTAGTACAGCCGTATGTTTAATAAATGAAAAACTAGGAAAAAATTATGATAAATAATGATAAGGCTGAATTAGAACAATCAGAAAACGAAAAAAATACCGAAAATACAACAATGCCCGACGAGGATTCGGGAATTATTGTACAAGGATTTTTAAAAATTTTTGATCCTGAATCTAAAGAAGTTTTAATTCAGAGTAGAGTTTAAAAGGGCAGAAATGCAAACAACTGAAAAATTACAACCAAGTATACAGGGTTTTATTAAAATAAGTGACGTCACCGATGTTACTAATCCCGTTGTACTAGTAGAAAAACGCAATGCCATTCACTATGAAAACATGAGCGAAGCATTGGCTTACAGTCTTGGCAACAAAAAGACTAACTATATCTATGAAATGCATTTTGGTAATGGTGGAACCAGTGTAGACCCGGTTGGAATCGTAAACTATTTGCCTGCTAATGTTAATACTCAAAATGCTGATTTGTATAATCCAACATTTTACAAGATTGTCGATGATACCAGCGAATTAAATACCGATCCGTTGCGTAACAAAATAGAAGTTAGACACATTCCTGGAACTTTTTATACTGATCTTTTAGTAACTTGTTTGTTAGATTACGGCGAACCCGGTGGACAATTGGCATTTGATAATACAGCTTATAATGAAAACACCTATGTGTTTGATGAACTAGGGTTAAAGGCTTGGAGTCCGTCAGGCGCAGCTACCGGTAAATTACTAACTCATGTGGTTTTTCATCCGGTACAAAAAAGTTTGAATAGATTAATTCAAATTGAGTATACAGTTAGAATTCAGAGCTTGACTAACCTAACAGGCTTAACATAAACATTTGATTAAATACTTTATTCGGAGTTAAAGTTTCATGCCATATAATATAAATCTAACAAACGGCAATTTATTGAGCATTGTAGAAGACGGAACCATTGACGTCAGTTCTACTAGTGTGGTGCTCGTTGGAAAGAATTTTCCGGGGTACGGCGAATACCTCAATGAGAATTTTGTACGGTTACTTGAGAATTTTTCCAATGGTGAAGCACCAGAGGGAGCATTACTTGGACAACTTTGGTATGATTCTCTTAATTCAGAATTAAAGATATGGAAAGGTTCTAGTTGGATTTCAACCAGTCGCCCCACAATAGTCAATGATACAACATCTTCTGGTGCACAGTTTTTAACTTTCGTTAGTGCAAGTTCTGGAACACCTGACTTAAAAGTGTCGGCATCCAGCGGTATTGTTTATACACCTAGCTCTGGAAATCTCGGATTAGGCGTAACTGGTGCAGCATCTAAGTTGGTAATCAATGCTAACACTACTACCGCTGTGGCAGCCGCAGCACCTCTGACTGATGTTGTAGTTCATGTCCACGGAGCCACCGGCAAAGCACCTAAGACTCTATTAGATTCATATGGCGGAACTACAGGTGCAGGAAATTATTCCATTGATAATGGATCGCAATTAGTTTTACGCCGTAGCAATGGTACTAATCTTGTACCCGAAGCTGTTAAGGTCAACGACGTAATCGGAATTCTGTCAGGACAAGGATTTAACGGTAGTGCTTTTTCTACCGGTCGAGCTGGTGTAAATTTTATAGCCACAGAGAATTGGAATTTAGCATCCAACGGCACTAGAGTGGTCATTCAAGCTACTAACAATGGATCGAGCACACCTTCTAACGTAGCAACATTCAGTGGTGATGGCTCTCTGACAGTACTTGGTGCGTTGAGAGCTGGTGGCGACATTACTGCATTCCACACTTCCGACATGCGTCTAAAAACTAATGTTGAACGAATCCCTGACGCACTGAATAAGGTTTTAACTTTAGACGGAGTAACATTTAACTGGAATCATCTTGCAACAGATAAAGACACAACTGCTCGTGAACCAGGCGTATTGGCCCATCAAATTAAAGATGTACTGCCCGAAGCAGTCACTACAAGAGTTGACGGCTTTATGGCAGTGCGTTACGAAAAACTTATTCCTTTACTAATTGAAGCTATTAAGGATCTTAAGGCTGAAATCGACCAACTTAAACAATCATCTACCTGATAAAGAAAGAATACTGTGACTTTACCAGTTTGGACAACAAATCCCCTTACATCGTTGTCGTTGGGCAACGTTCAAACAGAATTCGGCGGTGTTGCACCGATTAATTTTAGTGAATATTATGCCGGAGCTGCAACTAATTATGTAGCACCGGGTACCATTGGATATCCTAATGGTATAGCAGTTACTATTCCAAGTCTTGGTAGTCCAATTTCACTGAGTAACTTTTATGGCGCCAGTGCTGTTTTGTATTCGATATATACCTCTGGCAATGTAATGACCTATAACGAAGGTGATACAATTAACTTTGTTATCACTGCACCCGATCCTGATAATACACAGCTTTACTGGACATTTGAAGATATATCCGTTGCTATTAATATTAATCCTCCTGCGTTGCCCAATGGAACTCAGAACGTTGTTTATAGTCAAACCCTGACAGCGTCCGGTGGCACAGCACCTTATACATTCTCGTTAGCAACCGGGGCACTACCTGCCAATGTTTCTTTAAGTTCTTCTGGCACTATTTCAGGGCAACCCACAAGCTCTGGAACAAGCACCTTTAACGTTAATGCAACCGATTCTGGTGGAAACGTTGGCTCAAAAACTTATTTTATTACTGTTACTGGTGTAACAATCACCGTGGCTCCTACAACTGCAAATGCTGCTACGGTGAATATTCCTTATTCTATAACCTATACTGCCACTGGTGGAACAGCACCTTATACATTTAGTATTCAGTCTGGATCTATACCACCTGGATTGGCATTGAATGCCAATACCGGAGTACTGTCAGGAAGCCCAACCACACAAGGTACCAGCAATTTTACTATTCGTGCAACTGATGTTAACGGAAACTTTGGTTCTAGAACTTATTCAATAACAGTTAATTCTGTTCTGATTACACTATCACCGTCGTCTTTACCTAACTCTATTGTCGGCACCGCCTACAGTCAAACCCTGACAGCGTCTGGTGGCACAGCCCCATATTTGTTTACCGTAACATCGGGTACTTTACCCACAGGATTATCTTTGTCTGGTAGTGGAGTTATTTCGGGAACCCCAACTGGCAACGGCGGAACATTTAATTTTACTGTAACTGCGGCCGATTCAAATAACAATTCAGGAAATAGAAGTTATAGTATTGTATCTTTAACAAACACCTGGACAGTTACACTAAGAAATAGAGGAAACGCACCTCAAACTGTCAACGAGGGTGACAATTTATATTTTGATATTACTGCCCCTGGAACAGCACCTGCTGATGCAACTGTTTATTTAGGCACAGGTGTGCCAAAATCTCCAGGAGCCGACGCCAACGATTTAACAGTTGCGTCTGACCCTCAGGCAATAGTGCTTACCAATCGAACAGGTGCCGGTAATATCTTGGTAAAAGCCGACGGTTTAACCGAAGGCGAAGAATTTTTTACTGTATTCGTTGACTATCCCAGCGGTACACGAGTTGTAACCTACGGCAATGTAATAGTAAACGACACGTCGACTCCATCTGGTTCTTGGTCTATTAGTCTAAATGGTTATGAAGGGATTTCTCAACCGGAAGTCAACGAAGGACAAAATCTATTCTTTACAATAACTGCGCCCAGCGATGTTCCAATTGGTACAACAGTGTTTCTCGGAACCGGAGTACCGGCTACTGCTGGCTCATCAGACCTTGCCATTGTTCAAGATCCAAATCCAGTCATTCTTGGTTCAAATCGCCAAGGCATTGGTAATGTATTGGTTGTTGCCGATAATCTGCTTGAAGGCAGCGAATATTTTACTGCATTTGTGGATTATCCTAGCGGAACTCGAAAGGCTACTTTTGGTCGAATTAACATTGCTGATACGTCATTCCCACAACCGGTGACAATAACTATAACAACTACTTCACCATTAACCGGCGGAACAGAAGGTGTTGTGTATACACGGACTCTACAATCAACTGGTGGATCGGGTACCTACAGTTATACAATTACTGCTGGTTCTTTGCCGACAGGTTTAACTTTAAGTAGTTCAGGGACTATTTCAGGTACACCAGCTGCTGGAACAGTTGGAACTTATACATTTGTAGTCAGCGTTCAAGGATCAATTAGCGGCACAGGTCAAAAATCTTTTAACTTAACCGTCGATGTTGCAGCTCCAGTTATTCTTACAATAGGACCAGCCTCGTTATTAGATGGTACAGTTAACACAGCTTACTCGCAGTCGTTTACAGCCAGTGGCGGAACAGGACCATACACATTCTCTGTAACAAGTGGATCTTTACCAGCCGGGTTAAGTTTGAACAGTAACGGATCGCTGTCAGGTACACCGACTGCATCGGGTACTTCAACATTTACTGTTTCAGCAGTTGGCGCAGTCGGATCAGGATCCAAACAATATAGCTTAACAGTGATTGCACCCACAGTATCATATTTGATTTCTCCTGCGCAATTTAATAACGGTATCTATATTGCCACTGCTGAAAACTCAACTCCGTCGGTGACAATGACTATTAATTTTAATAATTGGTCAGTTACCGGCGTTGGCGATACGATACCAAATCAAAATGGATTAATACACGACGCAGGTAATCTAAAAACATTTGATATTAAGGTTGTATCCATAGACATCCTTTCAACTACCGGTGGTATTAGTCATAGTCCGTCGACTATCGATTCGAACTTTAGCACTCTAGGAACTCGCACATTTACTGTGTCTAATTCAGCAACAGGCAATGTCACAGTACAATTTGGCGTTCAAATTCGTTCGACAGATCAAACTGAAGGACCAATTACTGCTTCCTTTAAGTTATCTGCACTAAAATCTGAAACAGTTGTGTTACCTAACCCAACAGTTACTCTAACAACAACTCCATCGGGTACCCCAGTGGTTATTAACGAAACAACATCAAGAATTGTGCAGTTTAATTATTCGATTGCAAATCGTGCCGGTCGTACACTATATTGGGAAATAATTGGATTACAGCCATATCCTGCAACTGCCGGTGTAATAACCTCAGATTACCAATCAGGATCTTTGGCTTCGTCAATTACCAATGACAGCGGAAGTTTTAGTTTAACTATTAAAGATGACACACTGACTGAAGGTCAAGTATCAACTTATCTTTCAAGTTTTACACCTAGCACAATTCCTTTGACTGCTATCACAGGAACTAGTTTATTAACTTGTGCTAGCAGCACACCAACGGATTTAGGGCCCAATGCATTTCCAATTTCTTCAACTGGTGGCACCATTGGTTCTGATGCACCTTTTGCAAATACCTACAGTGTAGGATTTAATGGTCCTAGTGAATACTGGTCGGTAGGAACCCCGGGTCAATTGCCATTTAGATTTGGGGAAGGTGATTTTTCAATTGAAGCATGGATTTATATTAATAACGATAGTCCAGTTGATAGTTCAGGCGTTAGAAATGCAGCTATCATTTCGTCTTTGGGCGAACCTCGTGGCTGGGCGTTTTACATCAAAGGTAGCGGAAGTACCACAGGCACTGGTCTAGTGTTTAGATCAATTAACTCTGGTACTGAAACTAATGCAAGTATTAATTATACTTTTGCTAAAAATACTTGGTATCATGTTGCGTTTTCTAAAGGGTTCGGCTCTGTACGAATCTTTGTAAATGGCCAAAGACAAACTTTAACTTCAAATTTAGGAGCAGATATTACAACCACTAATACGGTGTATATTGCTTCAAATGGTCCAGCATTTATCACAGACCGCCAAAATTTCTTAGGTCGTATAAGTAATCTTCGAGTATTAAAAGATACTGTAGAATCGTTTACTATACAATTCGGACTTGATGGCTTTAGCTCATCGCCACCCTATTCGTTAGTAAGTTCTTTCTGGAATTGGGACAATCGCGTTGAAATCCAGGATACTTCGAAAGCTTCTCCAGGTCCCATTTATTTAATAACCACTGGTGGAGTTGTTAACATTACAGAAGGACAATCGTTGGGGATCTCGGTTAGCACAGAAAATGTAGCCGACGGCACAGTCTTATATTGGGACATTGTGCCATCAGGGTCACCTGGTACTTCTTCTGCCGATTTTGATGTGTTGTCTGGCTCAGTAACCATGCAGGCATTTGGAACCATTATCAGTGGACCTACCAATATATGTGTTGGATTCATATCTATTACTCCAACAGCCGACGGAGTTGTAGATGTTCCTGAGTCATTTAAAGTGAATTTAAGAACTGGTTCGACGTCTGGCACAATTGTTGCAACTTCTGAAACTATAACCATTAATGTTGATGCTGGCACCAGTGGTGGTGGCGGTGACGGTGGAGGTGGCGACGGTGGAGGTGGTGGTGGCGGAGGCGGCGGAGGCGGCGGTTCAGAAGAAGAACAGAGCCTTCAATAACAGAATATTATGAAGTGAGTTAAATAACACTATGCCGTTAATTGACAATGATTTTAATCCGTCGGGTCTTGCCGGTAACTTAACAGTTACTAGTCGTGCCGGTACCTTTAGTCGTCAACTTGTACAAGATACCACAACTGAAGGCACAGAAAAGTTTCGAGCACACTTGCGCACAGGTAGCGTTGCAGGCAATATTGTAGCTAGCACCGGTATAATTACCATTAACGATACTAGTCAGCAAGTATCTGCTTCTTTTGGACTCACCGCTAATCAAACGTCAATTAATGAAGGATCCAGTGTAACTATTACCTTGACCACTACCAATGTTCCTGCTGGCACTTTAGTGCCATATACAATTACTGGAGTATCATCTGCAGATATTGGTGGAGCATCACTGACCGGAAATTTTACTGTAAATAATTTTGGTACTGCTACAGCAACAATTACTTTAACTTCTACAGCAGATACAACAACCGAAGGCGAAGAAACCTTAACCGTAACGTTAGATGGACGAGCAATTTCCGTATCAGTTATTATCAATGATACATCAGTAACTCCAGGCCCGACTTATGCTCTTTCGGCTAACCCATTGACTATTAACGAAGGTCAATCGACTACATTTACATTAAGTACGACTAACTTGGCCACTGGAAGTCCAGTCCCTTACACTATTACAGGTATTGCTTCTGGTGATGTTACATCAGCATTAACTGGAAGTTTTACAGTCGGTAGCGATGGTAATGCAACAGTGACTATTACAACTATTGCTGATGTGACCACCGAGGGCGCCGAAACAATGACCATGACGCTCAATGGGATAACACCTACTGTTAGTCGATCTGTTACTATAAATGATACTTCATTAACCGCTGGTTATTCTTTGTCGGCTAATGTAAGCTCTTTAAACGAAGGAGTATCAGTAAGAGTAACTTTAACCACTCAAAACGTTGCCAATGGTACAACTATCCCCTTTACGTTATCAGGAACCAATATTAACAATGCCGATCTAACATCTGCTGGATTAACTTGGGATTCTGTTAATAATCGTTTCACGGGCACCTTCACTGTTAATAATAATACGGCATTTGTTGATGTTACCACTGTTACAGATATTACCACAGAAGGAAGTGAAACATTCACAGTTTCTTTAGCGGCAATTACACCCGCCGTGAGCACTTCGATTACGATTAATGATACCTCAACTCTTATAACTGGTACTGCAACTTGGTCTCTTGGATCAGGGGTTATAGCTACATTGCCAACGGATGCAACCTGGTTAGCTTTTAAAATGATTGGAGCTGGCGGAAGTGGCGGCGGCGGCGACCTATACGGTCTAGGAGGCACCGGTGGCCCTGGCAATTTTGTGCGTGGAATAGTTAGATTACCTGCAACAGCCCAAGCAAAGGTATTAATGGGGGGAATTGGTCAACCTGGCCGTGGCGGTCAAGGCGGCGGCGATCAACCAACGGAACCTGGCGGTGAAGGATATTCGATTCCTTATATCTCGTCTGGTGTTACTCTCATTGAGGCCGATGGTGGCGATGGGGCTCCAGATCGACCCAGTGGTCAATCGGGTGGTGGTGGTGCCGGTGGTGGCGCTACCGCTCTATGGTATAAACCATCGTCGGCTTCGACTACTAATGTTGCTATTGCCCAAGCAGGTGGCGGTGGCGGTGGCGGTGGTGCCAGTAAAAGAACTTATAGTGCTGGCCACGCAAATACAAATAATCCTACTTACGTGCCTGACATTTCTGAAATTGGAACTTATTTTATAGGCAACGGAACCGACGGCGAATACCTATCATTTGGTGACGGTGGAGGTGGTGGCGGAGGTGGTGGCGGAGGTGGTGTCCGTGGTACTGCTGGTAGCGACAATTCTACTCCTGGTCAAGGTGGGCAGGCTGGATATACTGTTCAAAATCGCACAGATCTCACATGGAATAATTTTGTTTCTGTGGCCTATGCAGCACCATTAGCAACAGTCGGAGGGTCTCCCAACTTACCCACAGGAACATCGAATCCTTATCCGTGGGCAAATTTTGGAAAAGGTGGTGCAGGACAAGTAGACGCACCCGGCGGAGAAGGTGGATCACTGGGCGCAATTGCTGTGTACTGGACAAATGCTATTGCACCACCAACCGATTTATCAGTAGTGCCAAGTTGGGCCGAACCAAATTTTGGAACTGTTACACTACCTTCTGAAAGAAATGTTAACGATCGTATTGGACTACATGCCGACGGTACAATTACTTTAGATAGTCAAACAGAAAACTGGTTGCCAGGTGCACCTTTGCCAGGTGCAGGCGAATTTTTTGAATTCAGAATAACTAAACAATCGCCAAGTAACGGATCTTCAGCAGTAGCCGAACTATCTGTCACTGGTTTTAGTTTAAATACCTGGACTCCTTTGATTCCTCGCTACAGGGATGGATATGCAATTGTAGCGTTAAATCCAGGATTAAGTTCAAATACTACCTATTATGCAGATGTGCAAGTTGAAATTCGTAGACGTAGCACCGGCACTATTTTGGATACCAAACGATATCGTAATTTATCTGTGTTTGATCCTGATTTCGGCGGTGGCGGCTAATTTATTTCCAGCGTAAGCAAAAATAGGTGGCGTCGCGGTCTTTTAACCAAGCAGTAATAGCGTACTGATAGCGGTATGATGCATAATCCATGTGCTGATGATATTCTGGCTGCTCGGCGGCGTGTTCCATGACAAATTTTCCAGCTTCGGTTTGTTGCCAATCCCATATTGGTTGAGCAGCATAAATGTCGGGTTCATCGACATCTCCTAGGCTAAATCGATGAACCACTATTTTTTGACAAACCTGACCGTTAATAATTCGGTGCGTGTTCACTGTGCAGTCAGATCGGCAGCCATTGGGAATATTTCAGCAATGGCCTGAGCACAAGCTCGAGCTACTTCTTGATGTTCCTTCTGCGTGCCATTGGCACTACGCAGTTCAATAAAATGAATCCACGAACGCAAGGTACCATTCATATATAGTCTACTTTCGATTAGACCTTCGGGCAATACAGCCCGAGCTTGTTCTTTGGCAATACCATTTTTAATGGCCCACTCATATTCTCTCTGTGCGGCAAAGATAACACGTTTTTGTGCTCGCTCCCATTCAATGTCCAACAGGCGTTGTTCTTCAACATTTTTGTCTATTTCAACGCTATTTTGACGGTTTTTTAGATCCTGAAATCGTGCTTCGCGTGTAACAAAGTTAAGATCCTGTGTAGGGTCTGCATAACGCTGACTAAATTCCTGAAAACTAAAACTACGATGGCGCAGTATTTGTCGAGCAATGTCTCGAGTGGTTGTAATTTCAATGCACGCCGAAACCATTTCCAATGGGCTCCAGTGTGCGTGTTTGATAAGATACCGAATTAGTTTTTCGCTGGTTTCGGTATTAAATTGATTGCTAGGATTGCTAACTCGTGCACAAAAAGCAATTAACTCTTGTGCATCGTTGATACCCTGTTCGGCAAATTCTTTTGTGGGTTGGCTGTATGATACTAATTTAACTTTCATAGGTCTTTGAGTATACGATCTGTAATTGGTTGAACGGTATTGACCACATCGTCAATACTGACGTAGAAATCTACGTCAGCAATTATATCATTTAATGCCTTTAATTTCAAGTCTATCATCTCCTCAACTAGTTGAGGATCTTGTCCAGAAGCAAGCAATTCTTTTATGTCTATGTTTACTGTTGTTCCGTCAACTAAATTTACTCCAATGGCTTGAAGCAAATTAATCGGAACTTCGTTTTTCTCTACATCTTTAAGAATTTTTCGCCACTGACTCTTTGATGAAACATTGATCTTTTTAAGCCTTGACCGGGGATTTTTTCTTTGCTGCACGGGCATTTGTCTTCGTGGCCTTTGGATCTAATTCGGCAGCTTCGGCCAGTAAACGCTCAGCTTCACGCAAGAGTTGTTCGGCGTTGGCCTTCATAGTGTTGGCTTGTTTAACACGATCTTTGGCTAAATCTGCATCTGATAAAACCGCCGATTGGGCTACGCTAGTCGGTTCGGGCATGGTAGCAGTTCTGCTGGCATTAGGTACACCTACTTCTCTGCCTTCATTGGCGGTCCTACGCTTACCAGTTATTCCGCGAGATGCATCGAGCTCAGCAAGACGCTTTACAGCATCTTCACCTTTGGCCATCTCATTTAGAATAGTGTTTAACTCATCAAGTCGAACACTACTATTAACATTAGGAGTGATCAACACTTGATTGGTTTGTACCTTTTTAATGAAACCTTCTCGGTGTAGTGATTCTAAAGCATTACGACCGTCGGCCATTATTGTGCGGAAGAGTACGTCTGAAAAATCTTTGGATTGCTGTCCGATTGGACTTTCCAAAGCCTTCATGACCTCGTCGTGAATTAGTCTAGGTAGAAGGTCGCTGTAGACTAATAAACACATATGAGGTTCGTCAGGAACCTCTCTGAATAAAAGAACAATTTTTTTATTATTGTGTTTGCCAACATGTTTATACATTTTCGAATTCCTTTTGATTATTCGGCGCTGTCATCGTCATCGTCGGGTTTGGTTTGTACTCCGGCTGAATTTAAGAAGGAAACCAAGCGATCGTACAGAACTCCCACACTTGACAATTCACCTGCCCTCCACGCACCTCTCTTGGTTCCTACCTGAAGGATTTGAACCATAAGGGCTAGATCTTGTAGTGCCAGTGTTGGTTTAGCTTGCTCAGATTCTGGCGTCGGCTGTTCTTGAGTATTAGTGTCTTCGGACATAGTTAGATTCTCCGTTAATCTAACTATATTTAATGATAGCCTGCGACCAGGCTAAAATTTATTAATTTCAGTGAGCACCAGCGCAAAGTAACTGGCTTCAGAATGAATTTCAAAAGCTGCTCGTTTTTGTAAACTGAAGTTTTTTTCAGACTCTGCAGTCCCAGTATTAACTACATCGCCGAAATAAAATCGACCGGATAGATTTTCGTATATCCAGTCAGTGATAATTTTAGGTTTACTTCGCAAATCAAAATCCACCGCATAAAAATGCGGTGGGCAGTTTTTAACGATACGAAGATTATGAGCGTTAAGAGGATTGGGCCGAAAGTCCATCTTCAACAATTTGAATTTTTTTCTGATCGAATGTCTGCATACGTTCGCTAAGTTCGACTAAATCAATACGATCAAGAAGGTAGTGATTAGATGCATCAATAAAAGAACCTAGCAAATGAAACTGATTAGTTACCATGCAAATTTCGGCACAACGAGTAATATCGTCGAGCGTTTTTTCGCACTCCATTAGACGATCTTGAAGAAGCTCAATCTTGGCCTGAGCTTGCTCGATATCGGTAAAATCTTTTGGATTAACAAAAATCATTTGGACCTCTTAAAAAGTTGACGAATACGCCAGATAACATAATAGGGCCATTCTTTAACAGAAATCATTTCTTTGCGTCCTCATAGTGAGCCCAGATACCAAACGGGGGTTGTACACCTGGATTGCCTTTGATAATGAATACCGTATCGCAGTAGTTTTCGTCACCCCACGAACCAAACGGCATGCCGTCAGTGAACATAACAAACTTTTTAGGTTCGATACCTTGCTCCTTCATGAATTCCCAGTTAGCCATAAAGTCGGTACCGCCGCCACCTTGCGGCTCGTACTCAAGAATATCCTTCATGTTATCCTGCGTGAACTCTTGAACATTGTAAACAGCAGTATCAAAACTCCACACTTGAATGCGATAGTCGTCATAGCTATCCATGATGCCTTTGATCTCGCTAAGGAAGATCTTGAGTTCTTCGGTGCCAATACTGCCCGAAGTATCAATGGCCACACACAGGTCTACAGTTTCGCCGGGCTTCATACCGGGCATGACTGCGTCCATATGCCAACTACGACGGTTGGGACGGGTCCAAGAAAAGTCGCTCTTAACAGTGCTCTGGATTTGTTGCAGTAGCAGTTCGCGCCAGTCAATAACGCTCTCGGTAAGATCCTTGATTAGACGTTGAACACCGGCAGGCAAATTACTAGCACCGCAGGCCTGAGCCGCTTGCAGAATAGCATCCTTGATTTCGTCTCGAAGAGCCTTTTGTTCTTCCTTACTCAAGCGAGGCCGGCCCTTGCCATCCTTGTCACCGTCGCTGTCACCTTCGCCGTCGCCCTCTCCTTCAAGATGGTCGTCCAGCAATTGCTTGGCCAAGTCATTGACGTTGATCTTTTGAGCATTCTTGTACAGGTCGTCATAGACTTCTTCGTAACTCCAGCCACGATACTTGCGATCGTACAGGATAGGAACCGTAGTAATCTTTTGACCAATATTGTGATCAATAAGATCGCTGTTCACGCAATAGTCAGCGGCAATATTGCTCAGCACAGGATTACGATCTTCACGACGACCCAAGTGGTCATAAACCACATGCAAGACTTCGTGCCCAAACAGGAATTCGCACTCCTTAAGGCTCAAGCGATTAATGAACTGACTGTTATACCAGAAGGTACGCCCGTCGGTAGCCGCAGTAGGGCACCAGTCGTCGGCGTTGATCAACTTGAGACGAGTAGCCAGATTACCGAAGAAGCCTGCACGTAGCAGTAGGCCCACTCGAGCAGTAATCAACTTTTCTCGAGCCGCGTTATCAATACGCGGATCAGTAACAGTCTTAGACTTTTCTTTAGTAGAAAGAGTAGTATCGGTCATGGTGGTCCTTGCTTAGTTTTAGTTATTATACAGTCAATAGCCCGAAAAAACAAGAGGCCCTGGGCCTCTTGTTGTTACTTAGCAACAGCCGCAACCACGTACTTACCAAATCGCTTGTGGAACTCATCAAACGTCTTGAGCTTGCCCGGAACAAACGGAATACCGTAAGTGGTAATTGCAATACGGCTGGCCATAACTACCAGCTCGGTAGTAAAGTTATCCATGATGAACCGGAAGAAGTTATCCGCCATCTTGTTCCAATCTTCGGTCTTGCCCTCGGCCTTGTCAAAGGCTTCCTTGAGCTCATAGCACAGGCTAATGGTCAGCGAGTACATGGCACTGACTTCCTTGACCTTGAGCTCGGATACCTTGCCCTTGAGCACATCGCTGGGGTCAGGCATCTGGCCTGCAACCTTACGGTGAGCCATGAACTTAACTGCAAGGCCTTCGCCCACTGCACCGGCAATCAGGTCTACAGTACCTGCATCAAGGCCGTCGTCATCTTCTAGCAGTTCGCTAACAAAGGTCCACGAGCGCGGTGTAGCAAAACTACGGCTGGCACTGCGCGGATCAAAGTCAAACAGATCCTGCTTGGCAAAGCTCAGGTAACCAACCACATCCTTGTGGATGCGGTTATTCACTGCCCAAGTCTGCCACGAATCAAAGTCCACCCGCATTTCAAGGTGAACAAATCGATTGGCCAGTGGGCTGGGCATGCGGAAGGTTACACCCTTGTCTGACTCGCGGTTGCCTGCGGCAACCATAACTACATTGTCGGGCAGGCGATACTTGCCCACACGGCGATTAAGAATCAGCTGATAAGCCACAGCCTGTACAGCCGGTGGCGCACTGTTCATTTCATCCAAGAACAGTACAATGATAGGATACTGGCTAGCCATTTCCTCGTCGGGCAGATCAACTGGAGCCGCCCAGTCCATCTTGTTGGACTCTTTGTTATAGAACGGAATACCACGGATGTCGGTAGGATCCATCTGCGCCAGACGCAGGTCGATCATGTGACCGCCAAGGTCTCGAGCAATGCCGGAAACCAGCTCGCTCTTACCAATGCCCGGAGGGCCCCAAAGGAAAACAGGGCGTTGACGCTTAAAGCAACGGATGAGACTGCGCCGGGCTTCGGCGGCAGTTACTGTACGATTTTCGGAAACGGTGGTAACCATTGTGTGCCTTTCTTGACTATTGAGTGCTAATTATATGCGAATATAGAAACCCGTGCAAGTGACGGGTTTTGTGTGTGGTTTTTAGACAACTTCCAGCATGTTGGCCGGAACCTTCCAGCGCATACCGGTGGCGGTCTTGACAGTAACATATTTCAGGGCAATTTTTTCCACAGTGCCTCGCTCACCCAGAGGGTTCTTAGAGCTGGTCCACTTTACAGTAGAACCCAAACTCATGGCACGAATGTTCTGCTTCTGCAGGCCGCGACGAGCAAACTTAACGGCGTCGATAATACTGGACAATTCAACGTCGGTAAAATTGCCAAACATGATAGCAGAGTTAATATCGCGGATGGTAGCCAATTTTCGCTCCTGTTTGCTTACTGTTTTCACAGTATAGCAGAAACGGATACCCTGGTCAAATGGCGGGTTTTTGGGTGTTGTTTTTGTGCAACGCAACAAAAATCGTGGGTTTTTTGCACGAAAATCGTGCAAATTTAGGTTGACAACCCATAAAAAAAGGGCCCTTTTTAGGCCCTAATTTAGGTAAGCCTACAATTACTTTTTAGAATTGTTGGCACCTGCATTAACAAAACTGTACATCTTTTCAGCAGTTTCAAGAACCTTATCTAGTCCAGGAAACTCGGGCATGGCCACGGTGCTGACAATTTGCCCGGTCTTTTCGTCGCGCTGGGCAGTCATTTCCCAACCTTGGAACTTCACATGGAAGTCCTGGGCAACGAGATCTTTGGCCATGGCCAAGATGTCTGTACGAATTTCGTATCCGTTCTTGTTGAACTTAACTTCGGGTAGCTTTGGTGTTTCAAAATTTGACATTTTACTTCTCCTTTGTGTGTATGTCTGTGTACTATGTTAGTACAAATTTATTTATCGGTCAATACCAACGGTTAAAAACATTTTTATATTGTCTTTGTCTGTGCTGATTAATTCCGTCGGCCCAGTCAATAAGAAAGTTCCAAAATTTCTTAATCATGGGTAACCTCTATGACTTTCTCTGTCAAACTGTAGAATGATTTTTTCTACGTCTCCTGGATGCTTGGGATTCTTTGACATAACATAACGGTCTAATCTAGATTGGTAATCAGACCCTTTGAACATCTCGGCTAATCGCTCAAGTATGCTCATCATCTTTTCAGATATTGCTTGCATGATGTATTTCCTCTCTGAGTGTGTGTAAAAACTCATGGTTTTTACTAAATTTATTTATCTCAGTGGAAACACTGACTACCTATATTTTTGTACGTGATTTAGATAGCTTTGAAGATCGTTATTGTACAGAGTTAAAGTTACACTGATAGTATCGCTGAACACATAGATCGATCTAAGGTTGCGTATGTAGTATGGACAATCTAAAAATTTTTCTAATTGTAAAAGTGTTTTAGGCATTATAGGATTCTCAACTACATGCAGATAGCACTTCAATTTGACTAGATTGATTGCAAATTCAAATCCTGATTTATTTAATCGTAAACTGGTTTTAGATAAAGAGTTGAACCACCATTGATGGCGCAAATCTGCAATGCTAATTGAACGTTCTTTACCTTGTTCAACAAATTTAAAAAAACTTTCGGTCCATTCAATCTGAGTCTGCCGCACAATTATTGCTGAAAAATTGTTTGGCCTTGATTGAGTAAGACCACTGTGAATTTATTAGTTTTAAATTGTGTGTTTAATTTTTTGGCTAGACTAATGGCATGTCCAGGGTTAGAAAAAGAAACTTTTCGATACTTTGGGCCTGGGTAACTAACTAGAATGTTTTGAGTTTTAAGATTAACCGGCTTGCCATCATAATACACGGCCCAAATTCCTTCTGATGCCAACACTTGGTCGCATTTGTAGTTGGACTTATTTAGATTTTCTAGAATTACAGTAGGTTTAGGTCTGCTCATGGCGATCCTTTGATATATAATACACGTACTTTTATTTATGCGCAGTTAATTCGCGATTTGGCATAATTTAGCATTTAATTGATCTTTTGACGTAAAAGGCCCGTGATATTCGTGGCGTGCAAGAATAATTTTCTTTGGACAGAATACACTTGCCCAAGTAGTTTCAATTTTTACAAGATAGTAGCCGGCGCAATAAAAACTTTTGCTTTTTGGCTCTTTGGTGTACAAAGGTAGTCGAGATTTTATGTCGTACACAGGATTATAGACACGCCCCTCACAAGGATAGTCATAGATGGAATTCATCCGATCGCTTTTATTTTTTGTTGCAGGTGCTAGATGTATATTGTGTTTAGTCCTTAGCAATTTAAGAGTGGGAAATTTTTCTCTAGTCTGTCCGTGAACAAAAACAACTCCATCTGGTGCTGCTTGTATAGTACCAACTTGATGTCCATCTTCTTCGACAATCCAGAACTTATTTTTTATTACTGGTTTTGCTTGTTGAGTCATTCTTTTCCTAATGCTGTTAAAAGATATTCTTGTTCGGTCATGTAAGCCACAGGTCTGAGCCAGCCGCGTTCGATACATTCTAAAACAACAGACCTGTAAGAGCTTGGACATTGAGACGAAACTTCAAATCCTGCTCGTTGTGCAGATACTAAAGACCCTTGAATGCGAAACAACGGGTCATCAGGTCTCAGTGTGCGAATATTTGTTTTTTCGGTTAAAAAACTCATGTTGCAGTATAGTTAGAGCTAAAAATTTCTGCAAAATTTTGCGACTGTTCGCTGAGCTTGTTCAATTCATAACGACCGCAAAATTTCAAAAACTGTGCACCAATCATTGGGCGATTTTTAGTTACACTGTTGTTGGCAATAGTCTCAGCAATTTTAAGTTTGACATCGTCGGGTTGAGCAGTAAGGTCAACTAATACACGATTACGTTCGTAGTCATCTAGAACTCGGTGTTCTTGGCCTTCGTGGTCGACCCACCGTTGTAACATGAGGTTATTCCAATTGAAGCCGCGGCGCTCGCGGTCAGCAAAAGCTTCTTCTAGCCCTACTTTGTTTTTGGAACCCTTGGTACGAACACCGGGGTAGGCACTAAAAATGTTATCACTAGGATCACCGCGCATACATTTTTCAAACAGTATCCACTTAGGATCAGGAATACGTTTGGGTTCTTTGGTCTTTTTATCAATAACTGGCTTGCCCTTTTTATCAAGTATGCCTTCGAGGGTGTGCAATTCGTCTTGAATACCGTTGTACTGGCGTACATTGGTGGCTAGCAATTGATGAAAGTCGCTGTCGCTACTGATAATAATGTGCTGGTCGTTGGGATGGCTTTGAATCCAGCCAGCAATCAAATCATCTGCTTCGAGCTCGGGATGATGTAGTACTGTGCAGTTAGTACGTTCGGCCAAAAACAGTTTAAGGTCATCTAGACCCTGCCAGAACATTTGATCTTCTTGTTGCTGGCTTTCGGTTAGAGCGGCTCGTGCTTCGCTACGATTGGCTTTGTAAGGTTTGTAGTAGTCCTTACGCCAACTGCGACCTTCATTGCAGAATACTACATGATCGGCACGTTGATCACGCCAACATTTATTAATGCTGGCTAGTGTTACGTGAATGGCAAATGCTACCTTTTCTTCGGTTGTACTAGCACGATGTGCCGAGTGTCTAGCTCGAAAATAAGTGTTAGCAAGATCGATAAGAAGATATGTAGTCATGTCATTATGTTAGCACATAATGACTCTGTATGTCAACTAAATTCGGTTCGGCCCGAACCTAAATTTTTACGACCAGGTTGCCGGAATTCGGGATCGGCTTGTTCTTGTTCGTAATTTTCTAATAGAATATTTCGGCATATTTCTTGGAACCATTGATCAACGATTTGTTGATCAGTTTTACCTTGATATCCTGCTCGAACCAAGTTAGCTACAAATTTGTCATTCCAATCTAGCTCAAACGCACCGTTGCCGATGTTATCAGGATCAAGTTCGATACTTATAATACTGATGTAGGGCTCACCTTTTTCGGTGGCTAACTCTTTGGCTGTTTTGGGTTTAGATCTAGGCTTTTTTGCCTTGGCCTCTTTTGGTGCTTCTGTTTGTGCAGGCGTCACATCTGCCTTAGATCCAAATAATTTTTTTAGTTGTTCAATCATAGTCGACCTGCTATACGTCCAAACAAGAATTCTTCTTTTGATACCCACCGAATTTCTTCAACTGAATCTCCTGGGCCTGTCCACACAGCTATGCCTCGGTATGCGTATTTAAGCCAAATAGTTTTCTTAGACACGCGACACCGGCGGGGCAACAATGACAATTTTAATTGCCACTGCGCCCGAGACAAAAAAGAAGAATCTGGTTCATAAAACATTTAAGTGCCCCATTCGTTCTTAAACAAAGGTACCTGCAATCTATCACTGTAACGCCAACCTTTCTTCATGGCTAGTTCGGCTACACGACGATTGTTTAGTGTGTAAACGCTTTCTACACCACCAACTGGCATGAGATAAACAGGTCCTGTGAATCCTGCTTTTCTATATTCGTTAACAGCCTGTTCGGCTTCGTCGGCGTCAGCTTGACTGGCCACTACAAACTTAAGATAGGTATAACCGTACTCGTTGTACTGAGCAACGACCTCGGGCTTGATAGCATCTTCCCAACTTTCGCCCGATACAGATAGCTTAGGCGATACAGAAAAGGTAAATGTAAAATAACCTTTGCTATGATGCCACTCACGGTGAATCCAATTACAAAAATCTTCAGAAAGTTTTTGTGTTCCGTTAGTTTCAAAAGTTAATTCTTTTAATGACTGCATCAATGGATGCGATAGTAGCTCAGGATATGCACGTTGCCAACCAAGTAAAGGTTCGCCGCCGGTGATTACCAAGTGCTCGTCTTGCCAATGGCCAGCGGGTAGTAGCTCAACAATGTTTTGTGCTAGACCCGGGACTTCAACCACTGGGCTAAGGTCTTTGAACCTAGGATCCCAACTAGCGTAAGAATCGCAACCGGTACTAACAAGTGGTAAATCTCTATATTGCTTAAACTCGACAAGACGTTCTGCCACAGCATGTCGTTCATTTGATCGTTCTCCTTTAGGCATACCAAAGCCATCACAAGTAAAATTGCAACCAAATGTGCGTAAGAACACACTAGGTACACCCATGTATCTTCCTTCGCCTTGAATACTATAAAATAATTCGCTTACTTTAATTTTCATAATTTATTTTTCACCTTTTAGTTCGCCCATAATGACTTGGCCTTCCCTAGTATATACATGTTTACGTAAGAAGTCAACAAATTCTTCATGTGTCATTGATTCGGCTTTGCCTAACATGTTACGGCAAGCCATGTAGTAATATCTTCGTCTGGCAGCTTTGGTAATTCCCACTTGATTTTCAATATGGAATTGCAAACTCTGTTGAAAAACAACAGCAGCCTGGCTGGGCTTGCCAAACCATTTTACATCACCTTCGCGGGTAATTACTACTACAGGTTCACCAACTTGGGAATTAAACTGAAAAGAATAAGGTGCCACATTGTTAGTGGCTATACCTGTAATACCTGCATTAAAAACAGACCATTGAGCCTGCGATGCAGTAATTGGCTGAGCATTAGTTGCCAATTGAAAACTTACAGGATTAATCTTTTTTATAGTCCGGGCTGCGATAGTTTCCCTTGCCCGGGATCGTATTACGAACACCTCCGACCGGGTCTTGGACATCACCCTTACGCCTAGGGATAAGATGGATATGAGGCCAGAAGATAGTTTGACCAGCAGCCGCGCCCATGTTAATGCCAATATTATACGCATCGAATTCACCTTCTTGAACTTTACGATTACCATACCTAACAGCATCCTCGAATGCATCGTTAAGTATATTCATTGAATTGTATTTAGGTACAAATAACAAATGCCCGGGTGTAACAGGATAACGATCTTTGTAGACTATTACATGAAAATCTTCGCTGAATATATCATCCCAGGGTGCGTTAGATTCTGCAATGGTTTCTGGACCATCAAAAATTTTATCTTGTGAAAATGTCATTGAATTGTTTATTCACTTTTATGAATGTTACACATTTAGAAAAATCTTTTAAACTAACAGCACCACAATAAGTCATTGCACTACGCAACCCACCTAACAAATCTAACACAGTTGTTTTAACTGGTCCGCGATAAGGAACTTCAACTGTGCGTCCTTCGCTACTACGATATTCAGCAACACCACCATGATGCTTTTCCATGGCAGTATCTGAACTCATGCCGTAAAATTGCACAAATTGTTTTTTGTAAGCGCAGAAATCATAGGTTCCTGCGTTAGGGTTTGAAATAAACTGTTCTCCCTTTTCATTGAAGTAACGAGTTTTAATCTCACCGCCACCTTCATTGTGACCTGCCAGCATGCCGCCCAGCATTACAAAATCTGCGCCAGCTCCGAAGGCTTTAGCGACATCCCCAGGACAAGTACAACCGCCATCAGCAATAATGTGTCCACCAAGGCCGTGAGCAGCGTCTGCACATTCGATGATTGCAGAAAGTTGTGGATAGCCAACGCCAGTTTGAACACGAGTAGTACAAACACTACCAGGGCCAATGCCCACTTTAACAATATCGGCTCCACGAAGAATTAGCTCCTGTGTCATATCA